ACCTCCAATACAAAATTGCTCTCCATTTTGTTGAAGCGATGGATTTATACAACGAACTCCTCGCTTCGGGTATTGCGAAGGAATGTGCGAGATTTGTTCTCCCGTTAGCAACACCTACGAGATTGTACATGACAGGAAGTGTTCGGTCATGGATCCACTATATAGAGTTAAGAAGTGCCCACGGAACTCAAAAAGAACACATGGATTTAGTGCATGAGGTACGTCAAATCTTCAAACAACAGTTTCCTATCTGTAGTAAAGCAATGAATTGGGAGTATAGGTAATGCCACTTTATTCAGTTAAAAATTACAAAACAGGTGAGGAGCAAGACCTCAATATGACCATTTCTCAATATGAGGAGTGGAGGACTGCCAATCCCGAATGGGAGAAAAACTGGCAAGCTGGTGTAGCAACTGCTGTGTCAGAGGTAGGTGATTATCAAAACAAACTTCCTCAGGGGTTCAAGGATCGCTTGAACAACGTGAAGAAGCATCACCCTTACGCTAAATTCGACAAACTTTAAGTATGCCCGTAAAGAGCAAGAAGCAACCAACTATGGTTGGTTTATCCACTAGAAAGATGAGAAAAAAACCAATAGGATCAGAACATCTACTAGATATCAAGCCTCTTACACCATCCCAAGAGAAGGTGTTTGAGGCATGGGAGAAACAGAAAAACATGTTTCTCTTTGGTGCAGCAGGTACTGGTAAATCATTCGTTACCATGTATCTCGCACTTCGTGATATACTAGATGAGAAGACACCTTATAATAAACTATACGTTGTAAGGTCTTTAGTACCTACTAGAGAGATTGGTTTCCTACCAGGCGACCATGAGGATAAAGCAAACCTCTATCAGATTCCATATAAGAATATGGTAAGGTTTATGTTTGAGATGCCTGATGACCCATCATTTGAAATGCTTTATGCTAACCTAAAGGCACAGGACACAGTATCGTTCTGGTCTACAAGTTTCATTCGTGGAACTACCATAGATAATAGTATAGTTCTTGTGGATGAATCAGAAAACTTAAACTTCCACGAACTAGACTCCATAATCACACGTCTTGGAGTTAATAGTAGAATTATATTTGCAGGTGACGCTGCACAAACTGACTTGACCAAAGCTCATGAGAAAACTGGTATCATGGACTTTAAGAAGATTATTGATGACATGGATGAATTCGAGAGTATTGAATTTGGTATTGATGACATCGTTAGATCTGGTCTAGTCAAATCGTATTTGATTAGTAAGATGAACCTTGGCATTTAAACATTTAAACATACATAACTTTCCAGAGTTAAAAGCAACAACAACTAAACAGGGTAGGAGGTATCTCGTTGATGGTACGTCCTACCCTTCTGTTACAACTGTGATAGGGCATTCTAAGAAGAAGTCTATCATGGAGTGGAGAAATAGAGTTGGTGAAGAAGAATTAATTAAAATTTGTAAACGTGCATCTACCAGAGGTAATAAATGCCACAAGTTATGTGAATTATATCTAGAAAATAAATCACTCAGTAAATATAAGGACGATCCACTATCCATGGGGTTATTTTATCAGATTAAACCCTACCTAGATAGTATTGATAATATACATGCCCTAGAAGAATCAATGTCTTCTAGTCTCTTGAAAATGGCAGGAAGAGTTGATTGTATTGCAGAATACAACGGAGAGTTAGCGATAATAGATTTCAAAACCTCTACAAAGTACAAACGTGAAGAATGGATACATGACTACTTTGCACAGGAGACAGCATATGCTATAATGTTTCAAGAGTTAACTGGTTTAATACCCAAGAAACTTGTTACAATTATCGCTTGTGAGACAGGCGAACCGCAAATCTTTGAAATTTATGACACAATCAAATACGCTCGAAAACTTAAAGAGTATATTGACGCCTATAGGAGAGACAATGGCAACTGGTAAGGTTGATGACATCTTTGAAAAGAATTTTATGACCGCTGCTAAATTTTCAGTGGAGATAGAGAATATTGTCAAAGAAGGTGATCTTAATTACATTGAAGCAATTGTTCAGTTCTGTGAAGATAAGAACATAGAAATGGATGGCATCAGTAAATTAATATCTAAACCATTGAAAGAGAAGTTGAAATATGACGCACAAAGACTCAACTACATGAAAAGAACATCTAAAGCATTTTTAAAACTGTGAGTGGAATAGAGGTCTATAAAATGTACCTCTCTTTGAAACTTCACTTTACTACGGACACATTCGACTATTTCAAATATGGTAACGCTGCTAAAGCATCGCAGCAGTCATTTGACAGTCGTAGAGATAAATTCTTTTTTGTGAAACTTTCGAGAACTTTCAAGGAGGACGAGTTACGCGAATTTTTTGTAGCTAATATGATAGTAGAAGATAAAGTCTATCCTGCTACATTAGTAAGAGAAGGTGCAGATAATTACAAAGAGTATCTCAAAAGAAAACAATCACTTGCATATAATTTTAAACAGGATGTAAATACATTATATGAAGACTCACACTTGTTTGATAAATTGTTTATAATAGATGGTATGCACCCACCCTTGCTAAAAGCACATTTAGGTGGTAGAATAAGCATAGAAACATTGGCAATCTTCAACAAGATATTCAACTATGTTGAAAACTTCGACAAGATTATCAAAGAAGAAATAGTATGGAAACCCATCCGTAATAGGGTGTTGAAATACGAACCCTTTATTAGCATAGATAAAGGTAAATATAAGAGTATCATCAAACAACAATTCGTATGAAATTTTTTCAATCAGAGGTAGTTCAAAAAGAACTAAACCAAATGCAAGATCTTTATATGGAGATCAACCGCATGGGTATAATGCTAAATTTGAAGCAGAAAAAAGAACAGTTGGACAAGATGATGCGTCTGATAGAGTTGCAACAAACCATGTATATGCGTGTTACATTGTCTGAGGATCCCGAAGCAAAGAAACTTGTAGATCAGGTAAAAAATGCTGCTGCTATGTTAGGTATGCCAAAGGAAGAAATAGGTCCTCAGTTCTATGATAAACTGAAAGATAATGTTAAAAAAATGATGAAGGAGTTACCAGAATGACTTGGGTATTAATTGGAATTGTTGTATTAATTTCTGTGACTGGGTGGTTAATAAGGTACTATGATCCGCACAACTAATATTCCTAATCTTGAGGGATATGGTGTATTTGTTGATGGTATAGATTTTAAACATCTCACACGGAGTGAGTGGATGGATCTTGGCAAGTTATCCATGCAAAAACTTGTCATGATTATAAGATCTACTGGATTAGATAATAGATCTTTTTACCAAGTCATAAAGAAGTGGGGTAAAGACAGACAGAATTATGCAGCAACTTTGTTTGCCAAATATCCATGGGCAGAAGGTAATGTCGTAAAACTTATAAGAAGTCCAAAACTAGAACAAGAAGATAGAGATACTATCAAAGAATTTTTTCGTGTTGGTGGTGGTAATTTAAAAACAGGAAATGCACTGAGAATTAGTGGTAAGAAACTCAATGGCAAACCCATAGGCATGTTTGCTGAGGGTGAGTTACTATGGCATAGTAATGAGAGTGGAGATATAGCATTTACACCCGCAGTTGCACTGTTAGGTGTAGAGAATGTAAAACAGAGTGCTACAGGTTTTATGGTAACAACACCATACTACTATGGTGTAAGTGATAGTTTTCGTAGTGAATTAGATGAGATGATTCTCATCCATAATTTTATGCCTGGCAAGATAAATCCTGGTCTCAACGATCCACAGGACAATCTAATGTATAAGAACATGTGCCCTGATGTAGACACAGAGATACCTCTGGTTATACAGAGTCCTGCAGGGGTCAAAGGATTGCACTACAGTTTCAATACTGTTACAGGCATCAAAGGCATGTCTAACCAAGAAGCGAAAAAAGTATTAGAAGAAATAAGAAAAGGACTAGACCCATATACTTATGATTACTGGTGGGAAAATGACGATGACCTACTGATATTTGATAACAGTATCGTACAACATAGACGACTAGGTGATACTACAGATCGCATGTGTCTACGTTATCAGTTTGACTATACCTATTTACAATATAAATCTACAAAACAAGCTTATATACCTTACTTACAAGAACCTTACATACAACGATATAAAGATAGAATGACTTTGATTGCCAAAATGTTAGAGCATGAAGGAAAATCACTCCCAGTATTCGTCTAGAACATCAAGAACATTATTTAATATCATCTGTGCTGCTGCTCTTTCATTCTCATCCCAATGAGGATACCACTGGTGCTGATGCAGACCATCTTTCATACGCATAACTTTTGCTAACATCTGTACTTTGTTCAATCGCCCATTCATAGTTGTATACGTTTATACTAATTATGTCGAGTCCTTCACATAAAGGGGTGCAATGTTAAGAATTTTGTGCTATAATGTGTTCATCTACTAAAATATAAGTGAAACTCACTCAAGAACTGATTGACCAAATACAGGAAGCAATGCTTCACACTAATCTAAAAGGTGAAATAAACTGGAAAGATGGTGATGACATTCAAGTGCAAATTGCAGGAACTTTTGCAAAGGATAAATTTATTGTTATCAAAAACGAATCTAAGAATCCTGTTGTAAGTGCTGCACCACATCCTAGATTTGATTATGAAAAGAAAGAGTGGAAAAAAGATGAAGGAGTTTGATTATGGACTCGATTATAAGACAATCGACTTTACAGTTAAAGAAAACCGCAAACTTTATCGCATTGGAAGGGGGGAACAAGGAGTGCTATTGGTACGCCCTTATACTAACCTTATATGTGCTCATTGGAGATTTGTAAATGAAGATGTCGCTCGCAAATCTGCTTCTAAGATATACTCCATGTTTTGTGACTATAAGAAGCAACGGGAGTTCATTGGAATGGATATGGCAAGGAAGTTTCTTGAAAT